GTTATCTCCGCCGACCTCTGGACCGCCTGGGAGTCCGGCGTTACCCTCACCTTCCGCGACCTCGACTACGACCGCACCCCCACCGCCCGCCACGTCCGCATCGTCGCCCTCGACGAATCCATCCCCGCCCCCGCCGACGCCGGCCGCTGGGGCGACTCGCGCCTGCGCGTGAAGCTGATCGAAGTCTGACGAGGCGAGTTCAAAGTTCAAAGTTGGAATGGAGGAACCTTGAACTTTGATCGCCGTCGTCGTCGTCGTCGGCGTCTACGGCGTCGGCAAGTAGCTTCTCGGCCTCATCGTCGTCGAGCTGCTCGTCGTCGATGTCATCGTCGGGCACTTGTTGTTCCTTTCCCCGTGCGGGAACCCCGGCGGCCGTGAGCCGCCGGTGGCGTGTTTGTTGGTGGGCTAGTTGCCCTTCACCGAGCCGTCTGATTGCCAGGAGCTGGGAATCATTGAGGCAAGGTTGAGTTCGCGGAGGCGCCGCATGATGAAGCGGCGTACCTTTCTGCGGCCTGCTTCGCCGCCGGAGGCGCGGCCAACGGCTTTGATGGCCTTGGCGGCGTCGGATCGGTTTCTGATGGGGAACCGGCCGCCGGTTCCTTGCCCGGTGTCAGGCATCGCCTTGCCTTGCTTGACGAGCTTCTTCCGGGTCGCTGTATCTGGTCCCGCCACCTTGTCCTCCTCGTGTAGCGTCGAGGTGTGGCACGGCGACCGCGTTTCCCCGTTTAGCCCGCCCTCCTGGGCGGGCCTTTCGGGGTGTAGCTCAGCTTGGGAGAGCAGCGGCTTTGGGTGCCGACGGTCGCAGGTTCAATTCCTGTCACCCCGACTTATTGGCGTGGTGTAACGGCAACACGGCGGTCTCCAAAACCGCAGATGGAGGTTCGACTCCTCCCGCCTTTGCTAGGCGGAGCGGCGGCCGTGTTTGCGTTCCCACACGTCGGGTCGTTCGTAGGCGCGGCGGAACGCGTTGATGGCGTCCTTGCCGGACAGCTCCTTGGCTACTTCGTTCCAGAGTTTCTGGAATTCGCGTCCGCGGCCGGGCCAGGCTTGGGTTTCGGAGAAGACGGCTTCGGCGGAGCAGCCGCAGTTGTCGTGGTAGGGCTCGCCGAGGCCGCGTTTGGCCTTGGGGTTGACGACGCTGGACGCTGACGCTTCGCTCTTGTAGCGGGGGCCGCGAGAGGAGAGCATCGCGCAGAAGGCGCAGGGTTGGCCGTCGGTGACGCGCATCCATCCGATTGCGGCGGCGTCGTCTCGGACCATTTCGAGGTGTTGGGTTCGGCCGCCGGTCAGCACGTGGCGTGCTGCGGAACCTCCGGCTTCGACGATGGCTTCGCGGGCGGCTTGTTCGGGTGACTTGCCGCGTCGCTTCTTCGATGCGATGTTCGCGGGGCCGGTGACGGCGAGGCTGCTGCGGGCGGCCTTGTCTTCGTCGTCCCAAATGATCTTCGGTTTGACGAGGCGGCCCCGGCCGGTCTGCCGGGTACGCGGGTTCGACGTCCGGCGGGCCGGTGAGCGCCTCCCTGACGGCTTCTGCCGGTCCACCTCGGGTGCCGGGCCGTCCAGGGCGGCTAGTGGCGCCTCAGCGGCTCTGAAGTCGCGGTAGTAGTCCTCGGCGAGCTGCGCGGACCGTTCCCGAAAGTCTTCGACCAGCGGCATGACGGCGCGTATCCAGGCGGGGCCGGTGCGTTCGGGCCGGTTGGGGTCGAGGATCTCCCACAGCGCGATGAACTCGGCGAGGAAGGCGTCTCGGTTGGCGAGCTGCGCGCGCCGGTGGTCCTCGGTGAGTCGTCGGCCGCGCGGGGTGGACGCCATTTAGCTGCTCTGTTGGCCGCCGGTGGACGCCGCCATGCGCGGGGCCCGCTGATCGGTGTTCTCGTCCTGGCCCTCGTTGGGGTTGACGTTGACGGCCTTGGCCTGCGCTTCGAGCTCCCACCGCATCTGCATGATGGGGTCGCCTTCGAGGGCCATCTTCGCCCACTCTTCGACGTCGGAGCGTTCGACGCCGGGAATGCGGCCCCAGAGTGCCTTGACGGGGACGCCGAGCATTTGCGCCGCCTTGCCGAGGGCGTCGACTGCTTGGGAGATGGAGCGGATTTCCATGTCTTGCCAGGTGACGCGGCCGGTGACGTCGCGGGCGTATTGGTCGTCGCCGTTGATGAGCGCGGCGAGGCGGAGTGCTTGCGCGTGGGATCGGCCGAAGCTCTTTTGGCGTTCGGTCACCTTTTGGGTGAGCGCGGCGCGGGCCGCCGCCAAAGCTTCCGCTGAGAGGTTGGCGAGTTGCCCGGTGAGTTCGTGGGTTGGTGTTTGCGATACCGCTGCCAGAGCTTCGATATCGCTACGCCAAGCATTAATGAACCCGTCCAATGGAGTTTCGTCCAGGACTCCGAACTTAGTGTCGGGGTCTTCGGCGACGAGGATGTCGTCTTGGCGGAGTTGGAGCTTCTTGCGGTACTTGTCTTCGTCGTCGTCGGGTTCTGCCATTCCGGCGACGGTGCGCACCTTCCATGAGGAGAAGTGCTGGGTGATGAGCCGGTCATAGGCCGTCTTGTTGATTTTGCGGGCGAGGTCGATGTGGGGTTCGACTTCCCCGGGCGTCCTGCCGTCCAGGTCGAGTTCGTTGCAGTAGCGGACGATGGGGACGATGCCGGTGTCGTGGATCTGCTCGCCCACGTAGGTGAAGTTCGCGCCGGTGGCGTCGCCGACCAGCTCGTAGACGGCGGTGTCGTCGTAGAGCTTGAACAGGTATTCCTGGGCGTGCCGTTCGACCTTGAGCGCCATTTGGGGCCAGTCGTCGGCGGCGGGGTCGTCCCAGACGGCGTACATCTTGCGGGGGCTGATGCCGCGCATGACGGGTTCGGATTCACCGAGGAAGTTCACGCCGGGCATGACGGACACGAAGCTGTAGCCGTAGGCCAGCGCGGCGCGGTGCACGGCGATTTGGCGTTGGTCGAATCCGTTGCCCAACCAGATTTGCCAGGGGCTGTTGGGGTCGACTTCGTTGTCGCCGGGGTCGTCGAGCTTGGACCGGTAGCCGTCGACATACATTGATTGGGCGACGGTGGTCACGACCAACGACAACCACGGCACCTTGGAGAGTTCGGCGAGCTTGCGCAGTTCCCGGGTGGATTGCTTGGGGATGTGCACGGGCTCTTGGTGCCAGCGGTACCAGCAGTCGATGCGGTCGAGGCGTTCGCGTTCGTGTTCCCAGCGGTTGAAAAGGTCTTTGGTTCGGCTGATGGCGGCCGCCGGATCGAGCATTACCAGACCTTCCCGGAGCGGACTCGCTTCTTTGTTGTTGCGGCTAGGAGGTCGGCGCGTGCCATGTCGGCGAGTTGCATTGCGGCGAAGCCGTCCACCTTTCGCGCCGAGTTCCTTGTTTCCTTGCCGAAGGAGATCCCGTATTGGTTGGGTCGGCGTTTCGCGTTGAGGGTGTGGCGGCGTAGGAGGCTGCCGCCGTCGTGGTGGAGGTCGCCGTCTTGGATGGCGGCGACGAGGCGTTCGGTGGCTTGGGTGAGTTGTTGCAACCGGCCGCGCATGTCCCATCCGACGGCGGATTTGGCGGTGGCTTTTACTTCGAGGGAGGCGCCGTAGTCGTGGGACCACTTGTCGACGTAGGACTCGAAGTGGGCGACGTCTGAGTAGAACCCTCGGACCTTGTATTGGGCCATGACTGATGCGACCAGTCCATCGAAGTATTCGCGGTCGACTTCCCAGTCTTCCCCGGCTTGGCCGATGGGGCGTTCCATAGCGCCCAGGACCGTCGCGAACCGATCAGCGATGCGCATCCCCACCAGAACGGTCGAGTCATCCGACTTCGAGCCGTCCAGGCCGAGGGTGATTTCGTCGCCTGGTTGGAGGACGTCTTCAATCGCGCACGAGTCCCATTCCACAGCCGTGACAAGCGAGTCATCGTCGGTGGCGACCTCGTTGAGATAGAACCGCCTAGCATCCGCCGGGTGAGTCGAAGGGTCGTAAACCTCGTTGATGATGCGTTCGACGTTCACCCAAGGGGCGTCCCGGTAGAGCTGGGTGAGCGCCTCGCGGAGTTTGGGCGTGTCCTTGAGGTCCTTAACGAGCGCTTTCGGGTGGTAGCGCATCAGGCCGCCATCGCCCAACGCCAGTTCGCCCTCTTCGATGCGGTCGGCGTAGAGCGACGTCAGCTCGGCGACTGATTCCTCGCCCGGGGACCACGCGTTCGTGGTTTCCAGGCTGCGCCCGTTCATTTTGCCGATATTCCGGCGGATGGTGGCCGCTAGGCGGTGGCCCCCGTTCGTGGCGGTCCACAGGTGCGGCTCGTCGAGGATGGCGTCGGTTGTCCGGCCGCCTTCGCGGGATGGTGCGGATGCGGTGACGGGGATGAGGATGCCGTTGCGTGTGCGTACGCGGGTGAGGCCGGGGTCGAGGCCGTCGATTTCTTCTGCGGCGCGGCCTTCGCGGAGCATCGCCAGGACAAGGCTCATGGTGTTGTCGGTCTGGTCCTGCGACACGGCGGCCAATTGCACGTGGGGTGAGGGGTGGGGGCGGCCGACTGCTTCGCCGTAGGCGTCGAATCCGTCGAACACGGTTTCGGCGGCGAGTGCGCAGCAGGAGAGCGCGGCGGCTAGCGGTGATTTCCCGGAGCCTTTGGGGAGGACGATTTGGCCGCGCCGGTAGAGCCATTGGCCTCGTTGGTCGACGGCGAACCACCAGGCGATGATGCGGGCTTGGGTGTTGGTCCAGCGCCAGGGTTCTCCGGCGTACTGGCCGTCGGGTTGGGCGAGGAACTCTTCTGCCCAGGCCAGGACGCCCCATCCGAGGGTGGCGATGCCGTGTTGGTCTGGGGTTCCGACGGGTAGGCCGTCGGAGGCGAGGGGGAGACG